NATGAGACATTTGTAGTCTGAATCATATGTAGCATCAGGCCCCGATGGTCCTTGAGGACCCGTCGCACCTGTTTCACCCTGAATGCCTTGAAGACCCGTTGGTCCTGTTTTACCTTGCGGTCCAGTTGGACCCGTTTCGCCTTGAACACCCTGAGTTCCCTGTAAACCTGTTGGACCTGTTTTGCCCTGTGTGCCTTGTGGTCCAGTCGGACCAGTTTTGCCTGTAGCACCCTGAACTCCCTGCGGTCCTGTTACTCCCTGTGTTCCCTGTAGGCCAGTGGGTCCAGTTTTTCCCTGTACTCCTGTTGGACCTTGTAATCCAGTTGGCCCTGTTTCTCCTTGCGGACCTGTGGCTCCGATAGCACCTGCAAATATGGTTGAATGAACCTGTGAAACATGCGATGTTCCATCATAGGTTATTGTAATGTTTACAGTATCAGGTGTACGAGTTGTATAACCATATGCTTTGAGTACCAGCCTATCAGTTACATCCATCGAGGTATCATAAGCTACTGCTTTTAAAGTTTGATACAAAGTTGCTACCGTATGTTCAATAGATTCAGTAGTAACATTAAATATCTCGGTTTCGGTACCCTCAGTATCTCTTTTATAAATGTAGAATTTAACATAAGAGTTAGCATCTATATTATCTACATGAAGATAGGGATGAAAATCCCATCCACCTGCAAGCAATGATTCTATTCCAGGAATTCCAGCAGTAGTTATCCATGTACCCATAAGAGTTTCGCCGCTAGCTGCATTGATTGCCCCTGTACTAAGTGTTGCTTCAGAACCAGAAGGAATGACTTCTCTCCAACGCTTATAATCAGGTATCTCACCTAAATCTGCTGTATCATGTAAGTAAAATACTAAGCCTATGGCTGCTTGACCTGTTGCACCAGTAGCTCCCTGAACTCCTTGAGGTCCAGTAGGTCCTGTCTTTCCTTGTGCCCCTGTGGGTCCAGTTTCACCTTGTACGCCTTGCAAGCCAGTTGGTCCTGTTTTGCCTTGTAAGCCCGTTGGACCCGTAATCCCTTGTGTACCTTGCAAACCAGTTGGTCCAGTCTTGCCCTGAATACCCTGAGGGCCAGTTTCTCCTTGGACTCCCTGCAAGCCTGTAGGACCAGTCTGTCCTTGGGGACCTGTTTTGCCCTGAACTCCTTGTGTACCTTGAGGACCTGTCTCACCTTGTACTCCCTGTGGTCCAGTTGGTCCTGTCTTTCCTTGAGGGCCTGTCGAACCTGTTTCTCCTTGCACACCCTGAAGTCCAGTGGGTCCTTGAGGACCAGTGGGACCAGTCTGCCCTAAGTATTCTGACCAGTTAGTCCCATCAAATTTGTAATACTCATTCTCATTATCTACCCACAGTATCCAGCCCTCTAACGGTGTAATAAATTGCCAAGTAGGAGTATCACTATCTGCGTAGGCTATCTGATTATCGTGCCCTGCAAAAACGCCAGTTCCAACTGTAACTAAATAACGGTATCCTTTAGTCTCACCACCAGCAGGAGTCGCTACACGACTATTTACTGGGGATTGCCACGAAAACTCATCTCTAACATTTACTCTGTAATCTGCCATAATATTTTCACCTCCTGCTCAATTGATTTTTGTTATTATCAGTATTAGTTATTTTCATCATAATTTATTCCTTCTTTGCCTCTTTAGGTTCATCGATAAACCGCACCAAAATATAATCGGGATCCTTTTCGCCTTTTTTCTTGCTATTTTTAAAGGCTATGTATATGACCTTGTTGAGAGATATTTTGAGCCCTTCTTTGCCATTCTTAAATTTCCTAATCCAACAAACCCCACATTTTTCTATCTTGGCACGCCTATCCATTTATTGCCTCCCTTTCTGCATTTTACTGCTCAACATTAAACGCTCGATAATCTGGGTCATACTTGAGCAACTTTTCTATTCTCTCTTTAACACTCGTAAATGAGCCTTTAGGATTTGTTCCCAGTTCCTCTTCAACTTTGATAAGTCCATCCTTAATCACATTGTGATGTATAGCCAGTACATTAAGATAAACCCTATCTCCAACTTCGTGAGATGAGGCTGTAGTTCCCTGCATACCTCTTTCTAATGGATTAGTAACTGTGCCAAAATGCGTAGCATCTTTTTCTAAATAGCGAACGATTTCACCATTTATACTAATATATCCAGTATCTGGAAAACCATCGGTACTATCAACTTCAAAAATAGTAACAACTAAATCAACAGCCACCACAAGAGTTGTAAATTTATTATCTTTTGCTTCTATCAATGAAGTATCATTATCTATATTATTAGGATATTTAGGAACAGCCTCACCCATTAGCCTAACTCTTTCTTTATCTTAAAATTTATTGTGTTATAATTGCTCTGAATTTTTCCATCAGGGAAAGTAATCTCTATCTCACCGAGAAAATTACCAATAGTATCCAAATCATCAGATTGCCAGCTATACTCACAGATCCCATTTGTTGCATCTGTAATATCACATAATCGTTTAAATTTATATGTGTCAACACCAAAGGCTTTTCTAAAAATAAACTTGACGGCACAACCTGTTAAATTAATAACATCTCCAGCTTCGCCACAACCATTTTCCCTACAAGTGAAACGCAAAATAGGTTTCGTATCATTTTGAATAAGCTCTATCATTACCTTGTCCCCTCAAATTTAACTTCTATATCTGCCTTGCTAAATTTTACATCAATATTGTATCTTTTATAAAACATTATATTAATTAATCCTTTTACAAATTTGACAGCGATATCTATATATCTTTTTACAACGATAATAAAAATATTGTAAACTTGCTTATTATATCTAAATGAGTTATACAAGCATATCTCCTCTTATCCACATTCATTCAACACTTGGACAATAAATTGGTTAGTGCTAACTTTCTTATTCGGATTCCAAGTAATCTCCAGAGCAGCCTTATATTGACCTGCTACCAAATCCAAATCGCCTGAACAAACTGTATACTTACACTCACCATTTGGTGCATCTGTAATAATGCAGGTTCCATTTATTTTATTAATATAATTCATATCGGATAACTGAAATTTTATCGCTGCTCCAGTAATATTTACTTTTTCCCCATCACCATCTTTTATAACAAATTTAATATCAAATCCACAATCATTTTTGGTAATTTCTATATTATTGCTATTCATTTTTAGTCCTTTATTGCTGTCTCTATTTTATCAGGTTCCATTACCGATACTGACAAAGTAGATGGATTAGGTACCTCTACCTCTATTGTCTCTGGAATTGATATTGTAGCTTCTACCTTATCAGATTCTTGAACTATTGTTTTTAATGTTTTTGGAACTACAATAGATAAATTAAAAGGAAGTTGGGGAGATATAACTATTATTTCCCCATTCATTGGTGCTATAATACCATTAGTGGCTAATGATAATGCGTCCATTTATTCCTTTACCTCTCTAAAATTAATCAGTTCTTCGTTTGAATTATACTCTGCAATTACTTTATAAATTCCTATATTATTAACATCTAGCTCACAGTCAGATTTAGTATCATATATTTTAAAAGTGCCAGATAATAATTTATGATTTGAATTGTATACTGGATCAAATAATCTAATATTTTCATTAGACAAACCTAAAACTCGTTTTAAAAGTTCTATCGTATTACTCATTTGATATTCTACACATTTATAATTACTACCTTTTCCCCAAGGAAAGTATGTATCATTATAAATAACTAAACTCCAATTACCTAGTTTATTAGGTGTAAATGAAACTCTATATAATCCACTTCCGATTTCAGATATAATTACTGAGATAGTTCCAGAAACCTCATTTTTATCTGGATTATACAACTTTCTCGTAAAGTTTTCATCTACTAATCCTATTACTGGATTATCATTTTCATCCATAACTGCAAAATCATCATATGATATTATATCTTTTTGTATATCCATATTAAAATACTATCTCCCAGTTGAAATTGCAATATGCTAATCCAGAGGATAACACTTCTGCCCTTACTACAAAACCATACCTGTTCTTTTTAGCCACCATTAAATTTTGACAATTTGTATATTCTGCATTAGTTAAATTTATTTCTGTAGGAGTAGATTTTAATGGGATAAAGAAACTGGTAGCACCGAATATATAATGACCTGCTTCGCAGCTTCCTTCGCCAATAAAACCCACTCCTTTCTGTTCTATTTTAATAAGCCGTTCTATCAACTTATCATATTGATGGTCTCTCAAATGCATCTTTATCTGTCTCTTACTTTTCTACAAATATTTCAATTAAATCGTTATACACAGTTTCAGCAACATCAGCACTAACCATTCTTATATCTACTTCGTGTGCCCCATTGTCCAAATCGGAGATATCAGCATCGCCCTCTTGCATTTCATAGCTTGCCGAAGAAGTATTGAGCGTAATTCTGGGAGTCTCTTCAGCATCAATATAAGCTTTTAATGTACCTTGAGCAGCTACATTGGATGTTTTTACCTCTGCATTAATATGCAATCTTTGAGGTTGTATTCCTTTAGTATTAGCAGAAGACTTTACAACTTTGAATTTCTTAATAGAAGTCTCTGTAGTTCCAGTAACAGGTACTTCAGTTTCATCTCCAACAAAGTGATGAATTCTTAATGCCTGTTGTGCTTTTGCTAAAGATACTGCCTGGTCTTTTAACTTTCCAGTAGAAATCTCCAGATTACCTATCTTTGCCTCTAACAGCTCCATCTTTCATTTTTGCTGTAGGAAGTTGTCCTGTTACTTTAGTTGTATCTAAATCTACAGCCCCATCTGCCAATTTATCCGCTGTTACAGATCCATCAGCTACCTCGCCAACTCGTCTAATATAAATCGCCATTTTGCTCGCCTCCTCTCAATTCATAATTTTATTTACTTCATTACAAAATAAAATAATTTTGAAACTTTTCCAGCTTCTGCTGTTTTGTGATAAATTTTTATCAGTCCGAAACTATCGGAACCTATTGCATCTATGCCTTTGCTTCCACCACTTAATTTTATTTCATCGTTTGTGGGAGTATTTAATTTTATTAACACTTCCTCTTTGCCATCGTTTACAACTACAAATTCTGTATAAAAACCACCTAAATCTATTATATGTTCTTCACTACCCACCTCAACAATATCAGATTTATATTGAGTTTTTACTTCATTTAATTTATCTAATATAGCTTGAAGTTTTGCTTCCGAACTATCTAATTTTTCGTTAGTAGCTGGATTGATAATATCGCCAGCGATATTTCTTAGTTTTACTATCTTTAACCAGCCTAAATCCTTTAACATTTTATTCTTCTCTAATAAATCTTGATATTGAATATCTTATTTTTAATTATAAGGATAGCCATAACTGCTGGTATTACGAATTATTTGTTACTATCGCATCTAAAATTGTTTTATCGCCAGCTATCAACTCATTAGTAAAAACTACTTTCAATACCTCTGTAGCTTCATCCCAACGGCACCATTCTATAGTCTTGTCTGTCATCGCTGAAGCAGCAACATCCAAATGAATCTGGTCTAAATTTGGCATAGTTGCTTTACCAGTGTATTCGTATAACATTTACTTTGCCTCCATTATAGTTTTGTCATAGCCATTCTAGCTCTACGAATTAGAGCAGTATCTGATTCTGCCTTGAAGTCTATATCTATCGTGTGTAGATTTGTGTCTGCAAAAGTTAATTTTTTAAATCCAGAATGATTACTATATTCTTCAATTATATCTGGATCGTGGACTTCCGTATTAATTTGGGTCGTATCATCCAATTCAACCTGAACATAAGTAGATTTATCGGCTCTCGAATTGGCCATTTCTAATGACCACTCTAGAAAATAGTCTCCAACAGAAGGTGGTGTAAAATTCATTCTCAATTTTAGCTGCCAATTAACCTTGTCTGTTGTAGCCGATACTGTTTCATCTTCTGTATAAGTAAGGCTGAAACTTGGTCCAGTAGGGCCTATCGGTCCAGTAACGCCTATTCCTGTTGGGCCAGTAGCACCTTGTAATCCTGTTGGTCCCTGTGAACCTGTTACGCCTTGACTACCAGTAGAACCCTGTGACCCAGTTACTCCTATATTACCTTGAGGACCAGTAGAACCAGTCTTTCCCTGAACACCTTGTGGACCAGTTGTGCCTTGTGAACCAGTCGCTCCTACATTACCCTGAGAACCTTGCGAACCAGTTGGGCCAGTTTGTCCTTGAGGACCAGTTACACCAATATTACCTTGCACACCTTGAAGACCAATAGGACCTGTCTGCCCCTGCAAACCTATATTTCCAGTGGGACCTGTAACTCCTTGTAAACCTGTGGGACCAGTTGGTCCTGTCTTACCAGTTATACCAGTAACCCCATGAGGATTATCGGTCCGAGAATCATGGTCGCCATCCGTTACTAAATCTAATTCAACTTTGTTATCATGAAGATGTTTTTTATCAACCGCATCTTTGGCATCTATAGCCGATACTTCACTTGGACCATTTCTATTTAAAAACTCATCCCTATCTTTTCCATGAATCTTAAATGAACCCATTTTTTAATTCCTCCTCACTATTCACTATTTTAATAATATAACACCAGTTAAGTAATTATAATATTTTATGCTGGCTCCAATGTTAAAATCTCATAATCTATGCCATCAGTTGCAGCCCTAATATCAATACTACCAACAGTAGCATCCATATCCCATGTATATCCTTCTTGTATAGTTTTCCAGTTTGCTCCACTATCAAAACTGATATAGAGCGTTTTATCAACTGCATCAACTTGAATATGACAGGTCGTTCCAGCAAAAGTTACAGTTGCTGGTGCTATATTTGCCACCCCGTTATAGTGTTTCGGCACTCCTGCACAAACAAAACCTCCTGTTACAGATAGAGAACCATCTGCCAATACCTTAATATATCTTGCGTTCCCAGTCGTTCCATCAGTGGATGCAACGAATAAATTATCAATATTCAAAGTTGCTGCATCGACTTTCAATTCTGTATCTACTTGCAACACAGCAAGTCCATCAGCATCTAGTGTTGCTCTCAGTGGAACAAATTTTATTTGGTCGCCAACTTTAACACTTGCATATAATCTCGCCATCATTTTACTCCTTTGTTTTTAAATTTTTATTCCACAGCAATTTTATTTAAAGTGGTTGCTACTTCCCACCGATATTTACATCCATTTCAAACAGCAAAACATTACCACGACTAATGCAAAATACAACACATTCAAAATTCTATCAACTCTATGATTGTGTAAATGATTTGAAAAATGAGTAGACAATTCAACTAATCCTCTTTCAAGTTTCCCAATTTTACCAGATAAGTTAACCAATATGTTTGTGTGATTTTGTTCTACCATTTTATTCCCTTTTAATAAACTGTTTCGCCAAATCTTTACTAATTAATTCTTGATTTATATTCTTGCTGTCTAAATATATGATTGCGAGGGAATGATTTTTTGCTAATTTTATATCAATTTCAGTTTGTTTTCCCACCAATTCAGTTTTCAAATATTTTACTGCTTCATCAAGTTTGCTATTATTTTTAAGTGAAGAAATATCCCTCAATCGCAAAGTTGCATTAACTTTTACCCCAAATCCCAAATCTATCTCTGCATCAAAAGTATTTATATTTCTTATGCCTCTTACAATGGCTTTATATCTCATTTCTTCACCAAAATTTTTAAAACCAGTAGGAGAGAGGCTCGTAAGCCCCGCTCCCACCAGATTATTAACTATTAAGCAACAAAGCTATTCTCTAGCCCCGATATTCTCACAATAGACCCTGTTCCCAGAGTCTGCTTGAAATCGATTCTTTCAGAGATTACCACTCTAAGAGCATCTGCCTCGATAATCTTATCAGAGTCAAACTTTACTTTCCGTCTATCACCAATAAGAACCGCATCCTTTCTCATTAGAATAGCAACACCTTTATCAGCCCCTGTAAGCGCACCACCTTCCATTACGCTAACTGTCAATTCTTCAGGGATATAGGGAGATTCAATGAGTTTAATACCCATATATTGCCCTAATTCACCTCTAAGAATTGTAGCGTTCGGACCATATTTTTCAACAGTCAGAACAGCCGTCTCTTGGCGTAATTTAGAAGCAGTGTAAGGACTAACCAAAAGTATCAGTTTATCCACACCACGACCATATTTACCCATTGCCACTCTAGCAGATTCAATAGTAGCTAACAAAGATGTAGCATAGGCTTCAATTTTCGCAGCACCCATTTTCAGAACGCCTTCAAAAGCTTCCCTAGCATCTTGGGCATTGCTCCAAGCCAGTGCTGGATCGCCCTGAATCATAGCTTTCTCTTCAGCAGTAGCGACTCCTTCTGCAAAAGCCTCCTTAATAAGAGGAAGCATCGCAACCTTGGAATCCTCTTCCACCTCGGTAGAAATATCAGTATACGCCATCAGTTTTTTAGCCACTAAAGTAACCTTGCCAGCAAAAGCAGTATCAAGACTGGATTTTGCAGCAGGAGCAGTAGCCTCACCAGAGACATAATATACCGTAGCATCTGCATCGATTCTAGGAATCTCAAAAGTAGCTGTAGGCATCGTTATTACTCTAAAAAGTACACGGGCATAATTCTTCTCCCTTACTAAGTCCACAAATTCCTTTGCATACTCAGTAGGTAAGAAGTTACCGATTTCAGATGATAACAAGTCCTCAGCATCAGCTTTCTGTAATCCTATTCCAACAGCTTTTTTAATTGCATCGTCTAACATATTTTAAAACACCTCCTGTCTTTATTGATTCAACCTAGCACAATTTTTCTAGGACTATTATTTTTAGTTCCCATACACAATCCGTGACCAACCTTTATCGGTTGTCTTTTTTACATCTTTTTTCTCCTCAGCCTTTTTCTTATCATCGGCATAAGGAGCGTCTGCTATAAAACTTTTTCTTTGAGGTTTTTCCTCTTTTTTTTCTTCGACTTCCTTCTCAACCTTGGGTTCTTCTTTCTTTTCCTCAGCCTTCGGTTCTTCCTTTATCTCCTCTGGTTCTTTTACCTCAACATCTTTTTCAGGAAGCCTTGAGAGAACCTCATCAATCTTTTTACCCAAATCTTTGAGACCTGCTAAAATTTCTTTTAAAGCAGCTTCAGGAGCTGGATATTGTTTTCCAGCTTCCCCTTCCTTTTTAGGATATGGATATTTCTCAGGATAAGGGTAAGCCTGCCCAACCAACTTCGATACCTTCGCCTTTATCTGTTGCATTATAGCCTTCGCATCTTCATTGGTTTCCTTTGCAATAAGTTTATCCAATAGGAAAATAATCTCCTTTACCTCTTCGCCTAATTTTGCATAAGGATAAGGATATTCTTTAGCATTTTCAATTTCATCAACTAACGATTCCCAAGCTGACTCGTCATCGCCTTCTACCTCTTCTTCCTTTTTTTCCTCTATTTTCTCTTCAGACTCCGACTTTTCTTCGGGCTTCTCCTCCAGTTCCTCAGATTTCTTAGCTGGCTCAAACAAAATGTAACTTATATCATGGTCTTTTAGCCACTGTTTAGCTTCTTCGGCTGTAAAATGGTCAACATGAAATCTATAAGCCTGAGTTGTCGCTTTTGTTTCGCCCTTTAATCGCCCGATAATTATCCGCACCCCTTCTGTAATCGGCTTGCTTCTAAAACTACCCTCTTGAAAATCATCTGGTTTTCTTATTCTGGCCGAATGCTCATTAGGATACGGTTTAGAAATATCGATAACATCCAATTTCTCAAATTCCTCATCGGTTACTACTGAGTTATCAGATTTAATTTCAGGTTCCTCTTCTACTTTCTCCTCGGCAGGTTTTTCTTCCACTACTACCTCATCAGATTTTTCCTCTTTTACTTCTCCCTTTTCAATTTTGACCTGTTTCTTATCTTCGGTAGTTTCCTTCTGTTCCCCAGTTTTTTCTTTATCAGTTTTTTCGGCAGCTTTTTTATCCTCTTTTTCGTATTTCTCCAAATCCTTTTTCTGAACATCTTCCTTTTTCTCTACTACTGTAGTATCCTCTTTCTTTTCTACTTTCTTGGGTTCTTCTTTTTTCTCAGCTTTCTTATCCACAACCTTTTTTTCTTCGGCTTTAGGTTCTATAATCTCAGCAATATTAGAAGTTCCATCAGAAACAGTGATGTTAGTAGTAGTAGTATCGGAACTAGTAATTTCGATTTTCTTCTTCTCTTCCATCTTTTTCCCCTCCTTCCTTTTTCTGATTTCGTCTGTAATCGCCATATTAAATGATTTATTGACTAATGCAAATTTTGCTTCTGGATTAGCTGGCAAGCCAACAACGCTTACCTCAAATAATTCTATGCCTGTAACCTCGTTATAAGGTTTGTTATCTTTCCCCACTTTTTCCTCTGATGATGTTACTCTGCCACCGATACTAAAACTGTCAAGAATATCTTCCTCTATCAAGGTCCAAAGTTGGTCTGCTGTCTGTGAAATCTCAACAACAACTTCCAAGCCCTTATCATCGATTCCTGTTTCAATAACTTTTCCAACAGGAAATTTTTGATGCTCGTGTTCGTAGAAAACAGTATGATTTTCAAGCAAATGGTCGGCAGCCTGTCGCAGTGCTTCCATAGTGATAACTTCATTCTGCCTATCGAGGGCAGCGGTAGAGGCATAGCCCCTAATAAGACGCTTACCATCTTTTTTAGATTTCTTCAGAATATCTGTATAAACCTTAAACTGCAAATTATCAAATAAATTATTCATTTTTCTTCTCCTCTGCATCTTCACCTGGTAAAATTATACTCCCACGATTTTTACATGGTCTATGATACCACTTTTCTACTTCACTATTATAAGATATTTCCTTCTCACCAATTTCTTTATGGCAGTAAGGGCACTCCCAAATTTTTCTGGTAATGTGCAATGTATGTACTTCGACCTTCCGAGCTTCCTCTGTATCCTCTCCTGCAAGTCCTTTCTTAACTATCTTAACAATTTCTTCCATCGATTTTAAACCAATTTTGCCATTAACCATTTCCTTGGTCTTTAAAACTTTTTTGAGTGCTTTTTCCAAATCGGCGAGCTCAACTATCTCTCGCCCATCATCTGCCGATAACAATAAAGCATAAACAAGAATTTCTTTTAAATGTGCTCCAGTTAATTCTTCAGATTTTTCAGCAATAGCGAGTAAGCATCCATCTTTATTTTCAATATTCATCGGACTTGCTAATTTCATCAAAATCTCATACCGTAATTGCTTATCTGGCAGAGTAAATACAACAACCTCGTCAAATCTTGAAGGTCTATCCAATAAGGCTTTAGGCAATCTATCTGGATAATTTGTGCAGAGAATTGTGCAAATTCCATCTATAGAAGTAAGCCCATCCATCTGAGTTTTTATCACACCAATAGAACTATTTTTTTCTAAATAGTCATCTAAATCTTCCATAAATAGTATACAAGGAGCGAGTTCCTTTGCCATATCATATAGATATTTTATATCCTCACTATAACAAACCATATCAGAAGTTACCCAAATAAAAGTACAAGCACTTTGAGCCAGTAAAATTTTACCTGTTAAAGTTTTGCCAGTTCCTGGTAATCCAGTAAGTATTAATCCTCTTTTATATGGAATATTATTTTTATCGTATATTTCTTTTTTCTTAAAAAATTCCAATGCCCCAACCCTAATTGCTTCCTTCTTCTCTTTAGGAAGTTTCACATCATCAAAAGTTAAATCTGGGATAGGCAAAAACTCACCAGCAGGAGTTATCTTTTCTCCTTTGTAAAAATTATTCTCATCCATATATTTTTCAACAGATTTCAAAAATGATAAAGCAAAATCTGATTTATCTTCAGGATAATAAATGTCTAACATCATACTTCTCATTCCAGGTTCTACAAAAACCACGATTTTATTATTGTCTTTTTTAACTAATCTGTATCCTTCAATAAGAAGTTCTTCTCTTTTATCTCTTCCGACAGAAAGATAAGAATAAGTTGGAGCAGCTAATTCTCCACGATTAAGGTTAAAAACAGAATAGACTTTATAATCCTTTAAAACTTCGGTAACAGCTTTGAAAAATAATGCTGCTTTGAAACCTGGAAATCCTTTATTTAGTGTTCTCCTCTTATGTGGTTTCGTTCCCAAAAATTTATCTATTATACCAGCTTTTGATGGTTCAAATTCTGATATATCAATAGCTTGATCGTCTTTTAATTTATCATACATTTTATTCATTATCTTTCCTCTCCTGGTAATCCACTCTTTTCCATTACCCATATATCTGTTTTCGGGTCTTCTCTAATAAATGTATATATTCCTTTAAGATTTTT